GGCGGTTCACTGAACAAGACTGGACCATGTTGAAAGCAGCGGACACCGGAGAGGCCATGTTCGTATCGGTGCGGGTCGAGGTTGACCGTGAGAAGTACAACAAGCTGAAGAATCAGTACATCAAACGCGCCACGCGCAAAGGAGAAACGAAGTGAATTGGAGCTACGGAGTAGCAGAGATTGTCTCGGAAGATGGAACTGTAGATTCCTACAGGCTCGTCGAGATTGCGTACGACAAAGACTGGAAGCCCATCAGATGGACGTTCGACGTGAGTCTTTATGGTTCTACCGTTGAGAGTGTGGCTGAGTGGTTGGAGCAAGCCGCTGAAGATGTGCGTGACAACGACGGCAAGCCCCACGTGCGCATCAAGTACAACGAAGAAATCGCGTTTGATGAGTACCCGAATGGATTGGACTACATGGAGGGTGAGTTCCTTATTGATAAGGCCACCGGACACATCGAGGGAGAAACGAAGTGAACTACACCGTAGAGCAGAAGCAGTTCATGACTCTGTACACCATCGCTGAGACCATGTTGGAGAGTGGTAGCAGTGATGCGCGTATGGGTGGACGGATGGTGCTAGACATCCTCATTGACATCGACACCAAGTTCCAGAAAGAAGTGGCAGCAGCAGACCGCTATTGGGACGAGGTGGCCGAGCAGTACGACCGAGACATCGCGCAGCAGAACTACGCCAACGGTGTGAATCCCATCAACCATGCCAGCACCAACCAAAACATCGTAACAACAGTGGATGGCATGATGGATAAGTTCTTCAAGCTATGAAACTCTGGAACGACATCACACCGGACATGCACTTCAACCAACGCAGGGCGGTAATCGCCGAGGAGAGGAAACGACAAAGACTAATCGCTGAGAACAACAAGACGTTCATTGAGTGGGTAGTCCAACAGGAGAAACAACGTGGAAGCAAGAGAAAGAGTATTAACGATGCGCGTGACCGCGCACATGGACGAGTGGTTAGAGCAACGAAGTCAACAGGCGGCACGAACCAAGTCGGGGTTCATCTACTGGGTTCTGATGCAAGAAATGTCGAGAGACCAACAGGAGACAAAGCATGAAACTGTATGACGAGCAGGAAGAAAACGCACCGAGCAAGGCTGAACAACGGCTTGTGTATTTCATTGCTATCACTGCCATCGTGGTCGTGGTGGTTCAGATTGCCAAAGCACTTGGCGCATGGGGAGGCTGACATGATTGATGAAGATAATTTCTATACGGGCCTGATGGTTGGTGTGGTGTTTACTGTTTTAGTGATTCTGACCCTCATCAACATCGGCGTGGACTGGCAACTGAAGGCTCTGGACTGTCATCCGTCCGTGAGCATGGGTCAAGATTCTTTTGTGTGCTACCGAGTGAGGGCATGATGACTAAAATCAAACCGCAACAGAACCGCCTGCGTTACCGCCTTGAAGAAGTGGAGAACGGGTGGATACTGACAATCTCTGTTGTCAATGGAGCGAACGACCTAGGTGTACTTTCACGCATGGTGTTCGACGAGCTTAGTGCTGCGTTGACAGGCATCGAGGAACATTGGGACAGCGAGATTGACCGCGAGATTGACGGCAACTAAGAAAGATGTTTAATCTCTTGTATTACATGTCAAGTTGTGGTACAATAGAGTTGTTGGTGGAGGTTGAATTAGTGCAGTACGTATCAACACAGTGCAGTTAGAGCAGTTCATTCTAGTAAATAACATTCCGTCGGATGATGGAATCAGTAAAAGGAGAACACCGTGCAGAACAGTCTCATGGCGCAGACGCGCCTCACCAAACCCAACCATCTCATCTCTCTCGCATCATCGGCGGTTCTTGTGTCGGTGGACGTGAGTGTGTGGTCGGCAACCAAGCAAGACCGTGGCATCAGTGATGAAGTTACCGCGGCAAAGAACGCGGACAAGTCGGCGGGTCGCTACGTCAAGCACCTGTTGGCAGACCATCCCAAGCACAAGGCGGTGGTCAACTATCGCCAGACTATCTACAACTGGATACAACGCCGGACGTACCCTTGGAACAACAGTCAGAATTTGCTTCCATCGGTTGAGCTTCCCAAGTTCATGCAGGAGTTTCGTGAGCATGAAGTAGCGTTCGGTGTGCTGGCAGAGGACTTCGTCAACAACTACGACAGCATCGTCAGCGACATGGCGTTCAAGCAGGGCGACATGTTCAACCGCAATGACTACCCCACGCGAGAGCAAGTGATGCGTAAGCTTGGTCTTCACCTCTACGTTGCAGACGTTCCCATGCAGGACTTCCGTTGCCAGATTGCGCAGGACTTGGCCGAGGACTTGTTTGAGAACTACAACCAACAGACGCAGCAGATTATCGACAACATCGTGGACGAGCAGTCTGAGCGTTTCATCGCGGTGATGGAGAGCATTTCACACTGTTGCGGCGTGATGGAGACGGGCGACGGCAAGATTCGTAAGCGTAAGATTTATGACTCCACTATCCAGAAGGCGCGGGAGATGTGCGAGACGTTCAAGCAGTTCAACCTGAGCAACAATCAGGCTATGGAGGAGGCCCGAGCATCGTTGGAGATTGTTCTTAACGGCGTTACCGCCGAGGAAATCCGTGAGTCTGACGCGGTTCGGGCAGCGGTCAAGGACGACATCGACGACATCCTTGCCAAGTTCGGTCGCCCCGCGACGGACAGTTTTTGATTCAGATTCATCAGTCTCTTATTCAGTCAACCATCAAGTGAAAGGACAGTAATCATGGCTATCGTTACCAATCACCTCACCATGTCCATCGACGAGCTGCGGACGTTCATCCCAGCGGTGGCAGAGGAACTCACAGTCATTGTGCAATCGGAGCCGGGGTGCGGTAAGACTTCATTGCTTGGCATGATGGCAGCGGACAACGGCGACAAATGGCGCAAGGTCGGGGATGACTTCCCCACCGACAAGTATGACTACATCTACGTTGACTGCCCCTGCAAGGACATGCAGGACGTGGGTATGACTATTCCCAACCACAGCATCAAGGAGCTGGAGTACTACGTCGCGTCTCTGTTCAAGCTACGCAACGGCAAGCCCAAGTACATCTTGCTTGACGAGTTCATGAAGTCCCCCAAGCTGCTACAGATTGTCTTCACTCGCCTGATGTTGGAGCGTTGCGCAGGTGACGTTCCGGTTCCTGATGGTTCAGTAATCTTTGGTACGAGCAACAACGCATCGGACGGGGTGGGCGACACCATGCTGGCTCACGCTGGCAATCGCGTGTGTCTGGTCGAGATGAAGAAACCTAACGCATCAAGCTGGCTCCGCTGGGCATCGGACGCGGGTATCTCACGCATCATCCGTGCGTGGGTGGCAATGTATCCGCGGGCACTGGCATCTTATCGAGACGGCGGTCAGGAAGACAATCCTTACATCTTCAATCCGGCCAAGCCGCAGTTGTCGTTCTGTTCGCCGCGTTCGTTGGCAAAGGCTGATGTCATCATTAGAAAGTCTGCCATCATCGGAGAGAATGCTACTCATGCTGGCATCGCGGGTACTATCGGGCGTTCGGCAGCGGACGACATGATGACGTTCATCGCCATTGAGAAGTCTGTCACCTCATTGGAGTCTGTGCTGAAGAATCCCAAGACGGTTCCGGTTCCCAACCAAATCGCAGCACAGATGATTCTGATGTTCAACGCCATCGACGGCATCGAGACTCAAGACGAGCTGTCATCGTTTATGGAATTTCTTGAGCGTATCGAATCATCTGAAGTTCAGACCATCTTCTTCTCCATGTGCTGTACCTACCCTCGCATGCTGCGTATTGCGAAGAACAACGAGAAGGTCAAGAACTGGGCCAAGGATAATTACTTTCTCCTCTGAGGATTGAATCATGAATAACGAACATGAAGTAGTTGATACGGGAGGTCCAGCGGAGTTCATGACTCTGCGGGACTTCTATGCGGCGTTCATCGCTTTGGGGATTATCAGCAGACCCGACGTTCAAGTTGAGTCTGAGGTTGAGTTCGCCGAGACGGTGTACAAACTTGTGGATGCACTAATTTTTGTGGGGGAAGGTGGCAATGACTACAAACACTGAGGAAATCGCTCTCAAGCGTGCGCATATCACGCTGATGCGGAACAAGTCTACCGCGATGTATGCGGGCATCATGATGATGGGTAAGAGTGAGGTAGTAGATAATCCCAACATCACGGCATACACCGACGGGGTCAACAAGGTCTATGGCCGTCCGTTCCTGCGCGGTGGTACGGTGAACTCTGATGCGAAGCTGCGTGGTCTGGTCTTGCATGAGAACCTTCATGTGGCATTACGCCATGTACCGCGTGGTCGCAAGATGTTCGCTGAGAGTCCAGAGCTGGCGGGTATGGCAGCAGACTTTGTCGTGAATGACATCATCGTCAACATCAAGGACAAGGTCTCATCGAACGAGCTGCTGGTCGAGCTGCCGGACGGAGGTCTCTATGACCCGATGTTCCACAACTGGTCGTTCCCCGAGGTCTATGAATTTCTTAAGAAAGCTTGCAAGAACCCCAAAGACAAGGGGCGTAACAAGGGCGACAAGGGCGGCGGCGGCACAAACCCCAATCCATCAGGTGGTGGTACGCCAGATAAGCCCAAGCGTGTCGAGGTCGAGATTGATGGTAAGACTTACACCTCTGATGATGTCTTGGATGAGCATGACACTAGCAAGTTCGAGGACGCTGACAAGGAGGAGCTTGAGGGGCATGACTCCAAGATTGACCAAGCTCTGCGCGAAGGTGCATTACTTGCTGGTCGTCTGGGCGCAAACATCCCGCGTGTTATCTCTGACCTGATGGAGGCCAAGGTTGACTGGCGCGAAGCATTGCGTGACTTTGTTCAGTCTTCAATGAGAGGCAAGGACGAATTCACATGGCGCAAGCTGAACCGCCGTCAGTTGGCGAACGACTTGTATCTGCCAAGCGTGGAGGACGAGACAATCGGTGAGGTGGTTGTCGCCATTGATACTTCTGGTTCAATTGGCACGGCGCAGTTGACCGAGTTTGCTACTGAGCTTGCATCCATCTGTAGCTTGTGTAACCCAGAGGCGGTGCGGGTCTTGTGGTGGGATGCCAAGGTTCACGGCGAACAAGTCTTCCGTGACCGATACGACAGCATCGCGCAGTTGCTCAAACCGTTGGGTGGTGGCGGGACCGTTGCCGGTTGCGTGAGTGAGTACCTGAGCAAGAACAAGAACAACGCAGACTGCGTGATTATGTTTACCGACGGGTACGTTGAAGACCGCGTGGACTGGCGCATCCCTACGCCGACTCTGTGGTTGGTGACCAGCAACAAATCTTTCGTTCCGCCCGCTGGTGGTAAGACAGTTAAAATCGAGAAAGGATACTGAGATGGGTTCTGTTAAAAGTATTTTAAACTACGATGCACTCTGTAAAGTAGCTGACACGGAGCTTCCGTTTCGTGGTAGGAAACAGAAAGAATATCCTTTGCGACACCGCAAAGATGGGCGGAGATACTTCACGGTTGAGGGTGAAGGCAACGACCGTTCGTTCCGTATCTACAACGGACTAGACTGGGAAAGAGTCACTCTGACCCAAGAAGCATACGCCGCAAAGACAGCAGATAATGAGGAGCGCCTGTATTCAAGCGGTAACACAGAATACTTCCAATGGGTTGCTTCGCCGTCGGAACTTTGCGTTGTGTCAGGTGATGGACTCGCAACTATCACTGCGAAACGTATGGGGCAAGGCAATCGCCTTTTGCTTGACTACTGTCTTGTTGACCGATACTACGGGTCTTTTTTGTCATCCGCTGGTCACGGTGGCGTAATCTACAGAAACCTACAAAAGACTAAGATGTTCCCCGTCTGCGTGGGTATGCGTATCAACTTCGACGACATGACGTTAGACCCTAGCAGTGAATATGAACTTATTGGGCGACGGGTAAACCGGAAGAAAAGCAAAGAGCTGCATCAGCAGCGTGAGGAGTTCCTCAAAGTAACAAAGGCGATGATGTCGTCTATACCCAAGCATGTGTTTGCAGACATGAGTCATGAACTTCTTAAAGACCACGAGATTATAGAACCTGATGTTACAGGGTCATATAGGTTCTGGCGAATGAAAGACTTGAAGGTGATAGCTAAAACAAAAGCTAAAGCGTTTGAACTTATGGACTCATCGCCTTTGGACGCAGCGGCGCTGTTCTGTTGTGCGTATGACACGAAGGGTTTTTGGAGAGAGGCGAATTACGGAGGACGGCATAAAGACACCCCCGTTGATTACTTGTACGAATCTATGTGCCGAAGAATCTGGGAGGACACTTATCGCAGTAACCAACTTTCTGTGATGGAGAGCAAGAGCTTTGAAGTAGGCAAACCATTCCCGAGGTCTGTGTGGAAGTATGAGTTTTACCAAGACGGTGAGCTGTTACCACAGTACGTCGCTTAATTACTAAACCATCAAACGAAGGAAAGAAAATGAACAATGCAAGTTTGATTCTCGACGGGATGTACGACCCTAAGATGGAACAGGCTTTAGAGACCCCACTCTTAGGCACTTTCACCCGTGAGATTAACCACAAGTATGGGTTAAAAGTTTTTACTGTATCGCGCAGCGGTGGGGCGATATACATGGCTACCCCGACTGGTCTGCCAATCTGCTACTTGTCGATGGGTGATGATGCGGACAAGCCCCAGTACAGTCTCTACACACCGTGGTACTCCAAGGCGCGGGGCAACAGCGATGTGGACAGACACACAATGCGTAGCACCAAACTGTCCACGCTTATGACTTCTCTGAAGAAAGTAGGAGTGATAGAGAAAGCGATGGAGTGTATGGTCAACCGATACAGCGACCACATACTATCCACTAAGAATATAGTGAGCCGTCAAGTTGGTGGTTCAGAAACTAAGTCCGTCTACGGTCTACCCGCAGAGGACATTCATGACCTTCTCAAAGCAGCTTTGTCTGACAACCCCGCCACAGAGATTAGAAAGCTAAACCTTAACTCTCTTAATAAAGTTCTCAAAGAGTATGACGAGGTCGATGAGACGCGGAGAAAGAAGAAGATAGAGATTGACAGAATGTTCAGTAGAGCTTGCCATGTCATCGGCATTGACGGGCTTGGTGAATACATTGTAGGTACGTTCAAGTTCCATCCTGAGAATGGTCCGCTGAAGGGCGATGTGATAAGACCGTTCAAGCGGATAAAGAATATCCTAGACTGTGGTATTGACGACCTTATCCCTACGCTACTCATGTTCAAGACTATGACATCAACAACTGAGGACGGCACTAGCAAGGTCGGCAACGACGTGATGTTCCCAGTCAAAGACCACTACTATGAGGAGCTTGAGATGGCGTTTTACTATCCGTCCAGCCCCAATAGCTGGAACCTTCAATGGGTGGTTACTCCCGCGAGTGAGTGATGGGTACGTTTGTTATCCACAACAAGGGCGATGCTAAAATCTACAACGTCGTGGACGTGTGTATCACAGAGTCAGGTATGCACTACATAGACATTGAGCGGCATGGCAGCACGATGTATCGCCTTTTGACTGCGGATGAACTACCAGATGAACTCAAATACAAACTTGCGATATTAAAAACTTCACCGAGTTCGTTCGGGTACTATGATGCGGACAATGACATAGGGTGGTTGCAGGGGGATGTAACGAATACCTATGATGGAAGTCTTAACAACTTCTGTATGGGGTTCTATGTTATGGTATCCAACGAAACTTTGGCTGAGTTAACAGGCGAGGAAACTTTAGATGATAACACCGGAAGGAAAGGTGAAGAACAAGGTGAAGAAGGTTCTTAAAAGCTTGGGGGCGTACTATGTTATGCCCGCAACAGGGGGCTATGGGTCTTCAGGCGCACCAGACTTTCTCATCTGTTACAACGGTAGATTCATCGGGGTCGAGTGCAAGGCGGGGGACAATCAACCTACTGCCTTGCAAAGTGAGAATTTAACTAACATACGAAACGCTGGCGGGTGGGCGCTGGTGGTCAACGAACAGAACGTAGGTGAGCTGGAAGAATTGCTGATGTCATAACGCTCGTCGTTATTTTTCATTCCGTCACCCGACGGAACGCGGTTTAAGGTATAGTGGGGGCTACGTGCTGTTAAGCGTGGCCCCTTTTTTTGTCTGTCACTCACGTTACCTAGCCCATGATAATTACCCTAGACTTTGAAACCTTCTACCGCAAAGGCTATGGGTTCCGCACCCATACCACAGAGAGCTACATCCGCGACTCAGAGTTTGAAGTCATCGGTGTTGCAGTCAAGGTGGACAACGCTCCCGCCGTGTGGGTTACAGGAACAAAGGAACAGATACGCGCACGTCTGATTAGCTTGCCGTGGTCTGATGCTGCGCTACTTTGTCACAACACGATGTTCGATGGCGCTGTTTTGAAATGGGTATTTGGTATCGCCCCGTCTGTGTATTTAGATACTTTGTGCATGGGGCGGGCGGTCATCGGCGTAGATAGCGGGGGGTCACTGGCATCATTATCTAGCCGGTTCAACCTTGGCGTAAAAGGCGACGAGGTAATCCACGCCGAGGGCAAACGCAGGGAAGACTTCGATGAGAATAGTCTGCGCAAGTACGGCGAGTACTGCTGCAACGACGCCGAGCTAACTTACCGGCTATGGCACAAGCTGTCGGAAGGGTTTCCAGAAGAAGAACTCAAGCTGATAGACATGACGCTTCGCATGTTTATTCATCCAATCTTAGAGGTGGACGACGCGCTACTTTGCGAGAGACTGGAAGAACTCAAGCAGGAGAAGCTGGATTTGCTTGGGACACTAAAGAGCAAACTGTCTTGTATCGACGAGGAAGCCGTTCGCAAAAAGCTGGCTAGCAACAAACAATTTGCAGAGTTACTGAAACAATTCGGTGTTACGGTTCCAATGAAGGCAAGCCCAACTACGGGCAAGCAAACTTTTGCGTTGGCTAAGAACGACGAGGGGTTCATTGCTTTGACCGAACATGAAGACCCATTCATTCAGCAGCTATGCGCGGTGCGTCTGGGTACTAAGTCCACGCTAGAAGAATCTCGCATCGAGCGATTCATCGACATCGGTAAAAGAAATCGTGGGCGACTGCCAATCCCGCTCAAGTACTACGGCGCACACACTGGTCGATGGAGTGGGCTGGACAAGGTTAACTTCCAGAACTTACCCAGCCGAGACGCCAAGAAGAAGACGTTGAAGAATGCGGTTGTAGCGCCTGATGGATACGTAGTTATCAACTGTGACTCTTCTCAGATTGAGGCGCGGATACTTGCGTGGCTGGCGGGGCAAGAGGATGTGGTGCAGCAGTTCGCCAACGGTGAGGATGTTTACTCTGTGTTCGCATCAAAAATCTACGAGCGAGAGATAACCAAGGCAGACCCGCTTGAACGGTTTGTTGGTAAGACCTGCATCCTTGGATTGGGTTATGGCACAGGGGCGGCAAAACTTCAGCACACTCTGGCAACGGCCAAGCCTATCAGCGTCAAGCTTGAGGAAGAAAAGTGCAAAGAGTTCGTAGACATGTACCGCGATGTCAACGACAAGATTATTGAGCTATGGGAAGACGGCAACGGAGCCTTGAAAGATTTATGTAACTGGGGTGACTCCACGCCGTACTGGTATGGGCAAAAAGATTGTGTGCAAGTTACCAAAGAGGGACTGCTACTACCCAACTCTATGTACATCCGCTACCCGATGCTTGAGCTTGGCGCAGAAGAAGCTGGCAAGTATTCATACAAGTCCCGCCGTGGGACTGTGGGTATTTGGGGTGGCTCGGTGGTAGAGAACGTAGTTCAAGCTTTGGCCCGCATCGTGGTTGGGCAGCAGATGTTGAAGATACAAGAACGGTATAAAGTAGTACTTACTGTTCATGACGCGGCGGTGTGCGTAGTAGAAGAAGATGAGGTAGATAGCGCCGTGGCTTACATCGTCGAGGTCATGTCTCAAGCACCTAGCTGGGCAGAAGGGTTGCCCGTGGCTTGTGAGGCTAAATTTGGAAGGACTTACGGAGATTGTTAGTGACCAATGGCGAGAGGCTGAAAGAGTGGCGCACTAGAAATAATTATTCGATGGATGCCGTAGCCGCATGGTTGGCAGAAATTACAAGGCACAACACCAGCTTGCATACCATCAGAAGATGGGAGAGAAATCAGTACGTACCACGGAAAGTTTACGCGGATGCTATATACAAAATTACAAATGGAGAAGTTAACTTTGCGGGAGAAAGTAGAGTTAGGTTTTTAGAAGTAAAGCCCGAAAGAATACGCAAACCGATAGTGAGGAAGTTCAAATGCAGACGAAGTTCGAAGAGTTAGAGCAACGAGTGCGGGAGTGGGCGTTCGCCCGTGACATTACTGCGTACTCAACCCCGCAAGCGCAGTTGTTAAAAGCCGTCGAAGAACTTGGTGAGTTAGCAAGCGCAGAGTTGAAAGCTGACCACGAAGGTAGGGTAGATGGTGTAGGTGATGTGTTGGTGTGTCTGATTATTTATTGTCAGATGTGGAACATGGACGTAACCAAGTGCTTGGCCCACGCATACAACGAAATCAAGGACCGCAAGGGCAAGGTAGTAAGTGGCGGTGCTTTTGTTAAGGAGCAGATGAAATGAGTTTGAATGACTGGGAAGAAGGTACGGAAGTCCCCGCTGACAAAGAAGGCGAGTACCTAAAGGACTTGTGCGCTGCGCTGCGAGAACAACAGACTTTGAGTCCGTTGCGAGAAGATGATGGGTCACAGGTTTGCGATGTTATTCCAGATGATTTAGCCGCCCATGCTGCCGACATCATTGAAGAATTATGGGGACGGTTGGATGAGGAATACAAAGAAGGTATTGCTAAAGGTATGGAAATTAAGATGGATGAGTTCACCTACGAAATCTCGAAAGGGGTAGTGGGCCGAGCTGCCGGTAAATAACCAACCAGCCAGAGTGGTGAAATCGGTAGACACAGCAGACTTAAAATCTGCCGACCATAACAGGTTGTGCCGGTTCGATTCCGGCCTCTGGCACCAAGGAGAATGAAGATGAAAGTAACTGTTGAAATAGATGATGATGCGTTTGATTTGATTATGGTTAAAACTTTGGAAGACCATATCAAATACTGCTACACAGATACTTACTACCACGAAGAAGATATTGAATGGAACAACAAACTTAGGGAAGCACTGTGGGTTATATTTGATTACTTTGCCGGTGAAGAAAAAGCAAAAGAGTTAAAGAACCTCATCGAAGGAGGGGAAGATGAAGTTTGATGTTATTAGTTGTTACGAAACCAAAGAAGGTTTAATGGTTAGCCTTGATGTTGATGAGGAAGGTCGTCAGTATTTGCTGGAGCGTGGGTTCAACGCAATACTAATTGACGCAGTAAACCAAATGGAGAAAGACCATGAACGAGAGCCGCCGGAAGGCATTTGAGCAGTGGTGGTTTGAGAACAACGACAAGACGCACAACCCCAACGACATCTGGGATGCAGCGTGTGATTGGATGCGTGACGAAATTCTCTGGCGTATGGAAAAGTTTTTAGAGAAAGCGCACGATGACTGAAAGAGTCAATCACCCCTCGCACTACACTTCAGGAAAAATAGAGTGCATTGATGCGTTAGAGGCTGCTACCATAGGGCTGCAAGGTATTGAGGCTGTATGCACTGCTAACGCTATCAAGTATTTATGGCGGTGGAAGCAAAAGAATGGCGTCGAAGACCTTGCCAAGGCAGAGTGGTACATAAACAGATTGATGAAACACGCGACAGGACAAGACAATGAGCAAAGTTGAGTACGCCCTTGCCGAGGCACAAACGGCAGAAGACGTAATAATTATTTGTTTTGATGAGTATGGTGAACTATCACTGCACTCAACCATCACGCGTGGTCCTGAAATCCTTTGGGCGCTTGAGCTTGCCAAGATGCAAATTCTTGAGATGGGCCAGCCGGAGGACGCATGAACGCTACACGCAAAGCATTGAAGTTGGCGTTGAAGTCTCTTAATTATTTTGCCGACTGTCCAGACGTGAACCACAAAGACTGGGCTATCAGTGAAGGCAGCGCGGCTATTGTTGCTGTCAAAGAAGCCCTGCGCAATTTACCCGACGAGGATACAAAAGATGAGTGACTTTATGCAGCGTCAGTTTGACATCAGCCAAGAGCTTATTCGTTTGATGAACCGCGAACACGAGCAGCGTAATAAGTTCTTTGAGAAGTACGAAGGTGAACTTCAGGAGAAAGACCGTTACATCGCAAAGCTAGAGGCCACCATCCAAGCACTAGAAGTTCTAGTGAAGAAGTAGGAGTTATCATGTACATCTGGTTTAATCTATTGTTATTTAGCAGTGGGCACTGGATGTATGTAGAAACACTAGAAACACTGGAAGAGTGCCAAGAATTAAAAATTTGGTATGAAAATGTCCGTCCCGGCGATTACTACTGCTTCCCAGCGCAAGTGAAGAAGTTATGAGTGAAGCCAAACGCGCCGCTAGTAGAAAGCATTACGCTGGTAATAAAGAAAAAGTAAAAGCTAAAGTAAAGGCATACAAGTTAAAAAAGCGTGATGAATGGCATGCTTACAAAGCTTCTTTAGTTTGCACCCAATGCGGTGCATCTCACCCCGCCATAATTGACTTTCATCACATAAACCGGCACGACCCTGACAAGAAGAAAGTACATAAACTAATACAAGGCGATAACTATACCGCTGCGTATAAAGAGATTGAAAAGTGCTTGATACTATGTGCCAACTGTCATCGAATCCATCACTACGAAGAAGGTAAGTTATGACGTTCACATGGTCTTTTTCATCCCTTAAAGATTTTATTAACTGCCCCAAGCAGTACCACGAAGTCAAGGTATTGAAGCAGTTTGAAAAGAAAACTACACAACAGATGTTGTATGGGACGGAAGTTCACAAAGCCTGTGAAGACTATGTTGGCAAGGGAGAACCCCTGCCGAAGAACTATCAAAGATTTAAAAAGATGTTGGATGCGCTAGCCGCTATTCCGGGTGAGAAACTCGTCGAGTACAAGCTGGCTCTGGACAAGGATAAGAACCCATGCAGCTTTGAAGAAGGCTACTGGGTAAGAGGCATAGTTGACCTGCTAATAATTGATGGGGCCGAGGCGTATGTTGTAGACTACAAGACGGGTAGCAACAAGTATCCAGACCCAAAACAGTTAAAGTTAATGGGTCTAATGGTTTTTTATCATTTCCCTGAAGTTCAACGTATTAAAGCTGGGCTGCTGTTTGTTATGCACGATAGCTTTATGCCGGAAGAATATCAGCGGGGTGATATAGAAACTCTCTGGAAAGTATTTGAACCGGACTTGGAGCGCCTGCAAGTGTCATATGAGAAGGATGTATGGCAACCCAACCCAACCGCCCTCTGTGGGTGGTGTCCTGTCAAAACCTGCGAATTTTATAAGGAAAAGCGATGACTAATCACAAAGAGTTTATTGACTACGCCGCATACTGCATGAACGCTGAACGCGCTCTTAAGAATCTCCATGAAGCTATTTTGATGAAGAAATTTGAGACTGCAAAGCATGAAGCAATGAAAGCGGTGGTTGAGTCTAAGCTCACATACAACGCTGTCCTTGCGATGGAGGAAGATAACGATGCCTTACACAAACAAGCCGCGACCGTATAAAAAGGAATACCAGCAGCAAAAGTCGCGTGGAGAACACGAAAACCGTATGGAGCGCCAACGCGCTCGACGCAAATTAGATAAGAAGGGTGTTGACAGGACGGGCAAGGATGTAGCTCACGTCAAGGCTCTTTCAAAAGGTGGTTCTAACGCAGACGGCGTTAGACTTGAGAGTCCTAGCAAGAACAGGGCTTTTAAGCGGAAATCAGACGGGTCGATGAAATAGGTCGAACGACTAGCCCCCGTAAGGGGCAAAGTTATAAGGACATCTTGTGGAAATCGTAGAAAATTGCGCAGTGCGGTTGCACGTGCCGACAGATTATGTTCCGGCAATTGTCAGGAACATAGAGAAGGTAGAAGTCCTGAAGCAGGACGCGTTGGTATCTGAGATTGTTGTCTACTGGGGTATCGAGGAGATGCAGTTCCTCACCCGTCTGCTAGGCTCCGATAAGATTCCATCATCTATTAATAGAGACTATAAGTGGCCCGGGTTGTACAACCCGTTCAAGCACCAGATAACCACTGCGTCTTTTTTAACTTTGCACAGAAAAGCGTTCTGCTTCAACGAGGCTGGGACGGGTAAGACATCGTCTGTCATCTGGGCATCCGACTACCTCATGAACGAGGGCATTATCAAACGGGTGCTAGTCATCTGTCCGTTGTCCATCATGTACTCCGCATGGCAAGCCGACATCTTTAAAACAGCTATGCACCGAACAGCAGGCGTGGCTCATGGCCCTGCGGACAAGCGTAAGAAAATTATTCGTGGCGCATACGACTTCGTCATCATTAACTATGACGGCGTCCACATCGTACAGAAAGAGATTGAAGAAGCCGCGTTTGACTTGATTGTGGTTGATGAAGCCAACGCCTACAAGACAGCGACGACCAAGCGGTGGAAGACCCTCAGCAAGATTCTTAAGCCAACGACCCGCTTGTGGATGCTAACTGGAACACCTGCGTCACAGTCTCCTACAGATGCTTTTGGTTTGGCTAAATTAGTTTGCCCAGAGAACGTACCAAAGTTCTTTACAGGTTGGCGCGACAAGGTAATGCGGCAGCTTACGCGGTTCAAGTATGTACCCAAACCAACAGCAAAGAGAGACGTATATGAAGCTTTGCAGCCAGCCATCAGGTTCTCAAAGGCCGAGTGTCTAGACCTGCCGCCGGTGGTGTATCAGACAAGAGAAGTTCCACTATCTCCGCAGGTTGTGCGCTATTACAAGAACCTCAAAGACCAGATGCTCATTGAAGCCGCTGGCGAGAAGATTAGCGCGGTGCATGCAGCGGCCAGACTCAACAAACTTTTGCAGCTTTCTGGTGGTGCGGTGTACACAGACAACGGGGAAGTGGTAGAGTTTGACGTATCCCCTAGACTGAACGCTTTGTTAGAGGTGATAGAAGAAACAGAGCATAAGGTCTTGGTGTTCGTGCCGTACCGTCACACCATTGAGCTGGTAGCTAACTTCCTTGCAAGTCATGGGGTTACGACCAGAACAATCAACGGGGATGTGTCTGCCAAGGACAGAGCGCAAATAATTAACGAGTTCCAGACGACAGACGAGCCAAGATTACTTATAATCCAACCTCAGTCAGCTTCGCACGGGGTAACCCTTACGGCTGCGGATACCATAGTTTTCTGGTCCCCTGTCATGAGCGTTGAGACTTATTTGCAGTGTGTAGCGCGTATCGACCGAGTCGGACAAGTGAACAGCATGACGGTGGTTCACATACAAGGCTCAGAAGTGGAGCGTAAGATGTATGAGATGCTCCGAGGTAAAGTCAGTAACCATGAAAAGTTAGTAGACCTGTACAAACAAGAGTTAGGGATAGAGTGATGGAAGACATGAACCTAGAAACGCTAGTGGAGGCGTACCTTGCTATCCGCACCGAGCGTGAAGTGCTGCTTCAGAAATTTGATGAAACAGATAAGAAGTTGAAGGAAGACATGACTTCGCTGGAACAAGCCATGTTGGTTATTTGTAATGCAACAAACGCTGATAGTATCAAGACCTCGCAGGGTACTGTTATGCGTAAGATGAACGAACGGTTCTACTGCACCGACTGGGATAACTTCCGCAAGTTTGTAGTAGAGAACCAAGCACTTGAGTTGTTGGAGAAGCGGATTCATCAGGGCAACTTTAAAGAATTCATGACCGAGAATGAGGGTGATGGTCTGCCCCCCGGCGTGAATGTGATGCGGGAATTCGGCGTCTCTGTACGCAAGCCCTCCGCACGATAATCAGTCATAAACAGTTAAAGGAAATATAATGAGCAATGACCTCGTTTCTATTCTTGCCACCAACCCTTCCATCGTACAAACCGGCCTCGACGAAGACACGCTGGCCGTAGCGGGTGGTAATCGACAAGGCAACAAGCGCCTGTCTATCAAGGGTGGTGTGTTCCGCAAGTACACCGGCGGCAAGGAAATCGGCGCTATTGAAGACCGCCACATGAATGTCATCATCGTTAAGATGGCACACAAAGCCTCGCGTATGTACTACGACCAAGGCTACAAGGAAGGCGAGAAGGTCAGCCCTGTTTGCTGGTCGAACGACTCCGAGACCCCGGACCCCGCAGTTAAGAACCCGCCCGCTAGCGCATGCAACAACTGCCCGAACAGTGCCAAGGGTTCTAGCGATAACGGTGTGAGTGCTAAGTGCCGTCTGTCGTGGCGTACTGCTGTTGTTCTTCCGAATGACCCGAGTGGCGACGTGATGCAGTTGGTTCTTCCGGCTACTTCTGCGTTTGGTAAGGAAGACAATGGCCGGTGGCCGTTCCGCCCCTACGTGCAACACCTCGCATCCCACAACGTGAGTGCTGGTCGAGTCATCACCAAGATGCAATTCGATACCAAGTCGCCCACGCCCAAGCTGCTGTTTTCTCCGGTTGGTGCTGTATCCGAAGATGACCTTGAGGTTATTGCACGACAAGCCAAGAGTCCCGCAGCAGAAGCAGCTATCAAGCTCAACGTCTATCAGATGGATAGCGAAGAAGAAGGTAGCGGCGAAGCAGCTCCAACGAAGCGCGAAGTTTCTAACAACACGGAAGCCAAGTCTGTTGATGTCTCCGATGTAGTTAAGAAATGGGCCAAGAAGTGAGGTAGATATGCCACGGAGTTACAGCGAAGAGTTTCGCATTGAGTTGTACAAAGCTGACCCCGAGGCACTAGGAACAAAGCTAGCGATGGCATGCGTGGAAGCGAACCTTCCAGCCAAGTATGTGGCAGTGGTTTTTAAGACTACGCGCATGACCATCCATAGCTGGTTCCGTGGTCAACCTTGTAGGAAGGCTAAGTGCAAGACGATTGAGGCTTTCATCAGCTTGGTTAACAAAGACCTTGCTGATGGCAGGCTACCCGCCAAAGGAATCAAAGACGCCAAGAGTTACCTAGAGGAGATGATTGGCGAATCCATTTAAGACCTGAACCCATGCTAAAACAATTTTATGAGAAAGCATTACCAAGGCAGGGTGTTTACTGTGTTAGTGGCCTAGAACCACAGACCAAAAAACTAACAAACAGGTTTGCAGAAACACTTGATGATTTATTTGAACTAATAAAGAAGACCGAGGACAAGGGCCACAACGTTTACGTGGCTCTTGGCACCTTCAATGGTTACAGCCGCAAGGCTGAGGATTGTCTGTTTTACCGGTCTTTTTTCCTTGACCTTGATGTTGGGGAAGATAAGGCCGCAGAAGGTAAGGGCTACGCTTCCAAAGAAGATGCTCTTGCCTCGCTAGAAAATTTTGTATCTGAAGTAGGACTCCCGCCACCCCTCCGGCTTGATTCGGGCATAGGGATTCACGCCTATTGGTTGTTGGACGAAGACGTACCGATTGATGAGTATTTGCCATACGCAAAGAAATTCAAGGCGTTATGTGTTTCTAAGATTATCTCTGACCCGTCAGTCATAGCAGAACCGGCCCGCATCATGCGGTGTCCGAACACGCTTAACTACAGAGCAAATCCGCCCGCGTTATCGCATTTTATTGACGAAGAGATTACATCCTATAGCTTTGAGTCTTTTAAAGAATTTCTTGGCGAAATAGCTCCGTCTAGCGATGACATCATGGCTTTGCTGCCCAAAGGGTTGGATGAAGAAACCCGGCAGATGTTGAAGCTGGATAACTTCAAGTTCACTTTTGAGGAGTTAGCGCACAAGAGCGTTACAGGTAACGGATGCGGGCAAATCCAATACATGCTGGAAAACCAATCCACAGTACCCCGTGACCAATGGGCTGCTGGCCTCACGATTGCGATTCACTGTGAGGATGGTTCTACAGCAATCCACGAGATGTCTAATGAACACCCAGAGTATGACTATCAAACAACCGAAAAAACTGCCAATTCTTTTGATGGCCCCAGAACCTGCGACTGGTTTATCAGTAACTTCCCCGAGCAGTGCGAAGGCTGTAAACATAGAGGAAAAATTAAAACTCCCATTGTTCTCGGACGGGAATTCAACGCCGCCGCGTCGTCTGGTAAGGAGAAGCCAATTTGGGAAGAAGCGGATTCCCAGAGCGTTTCGCAACTTCCAGACTTCCTAAGACCTTTCATTCGTGGGGCTAACGGCGGGATTTACTACGTTCCACCCCCAGAGCGGGATAAGAAGGGACAGGTAGTTCATAACAGCCCAGTGCTTGTTACAGCACATGACCTAGTGCCAGTACGGCGTACGTTTAGTCCGATTGATGGCGAAGGTCTGACTATGCGGTTGATACTGCCACACGATGCTCCACGTGAGTTTCTTGTGCCATTGAAAGTCGCCGCCTCTTTGGAGAAGCTCAAAGAAATTATGGTTAGTAATGGGGTTCTGTGTGACCCCGCAGCGTTCCCGTATCTGATGAGTTACGTCATCAAGTGGGGGCAATACATGGTTAATACATCAAAGGCAGAAATCATGCGGATGCAGATGGGATGGACCGAAGATAATAAAGCGTTTGTCATCGGCCAAGAAGAAATTACACATGAGGGGCTAATCATTCCCTCGGCCTACTCGCCCTACGTCAAGGGCATCGCCAAGTTCCTAGTACCCAAGGGCAACTATTCTAAGTGGCGTGAGTGTGTTGATATGCTCAACCTGCCGGGGCTTGAGATGCTTGCACTGCCGTTGCTGGCGGGGTTTGGTTCACCTTTGATGCGATTTACTTCTACGTCAGGAGTTGTGATTAGTCTTAACGGTAAGTCCGGTTGTGGCAAGACTGGTGCGTTGTATGCTGGCCTTAGCGTGTTTGGTTCGCCAGAGAACTTGTCGGTCTATGACTCAACGGACAATGGGCTTGTGATGCGCATGTTGGGCATGCGGTCGCTTCTGTTTGGGCTGGATGAAGTTGGCAACAAGGACGGCAGGGTGCTTTCATCCCTGACTCACGGCATCACGCAGGGTCGAGCAAAGATTCGTATGCAAGCGTCGGTTAACGCTGAACGTGAACACGAACTTAAATCTTCTCTTATCGCCATCTACACAACGAATCATTCTATTTATCAGCGCTTTGTTACTGATAAGGGTTCGCCTGAAGGTGAGACTGCCCGTGTGATTGAGTT